CTCTGTCATAGCAGGAGCGGCGAGTTGTGCCGCAAATGCAAACGGAATAAGTGCAACACCCATAGCACCGATTGCAATCGCACCAGCAGTAATCAGAGGAGCGGCAAGTCCTACCACTGCTCCTATCGCACCAAGTCCACCAATTGCAACAAATCCCATACCGATTGTTTCCCAATCAAGTTCTTGGAACTGTTTGAAACCTAATCCAGCAGCATACAATGCACCACCAAGAATTGCAATTGCAACAGAACCTACAATCATAGAACCAGATGCTTTACCAAGTATAAATGCAACACCAGCAAGTCCAAGTAGAGCAGCACCCGCTTTACCAAGTGACTCCCATTCTACGTCATTGAACTTCATTGCAGAGATAGCAAAAGGAATGAGTGATGCACCCATAAGACCCATTGCAAGAGCACCTTGTGCAATTTTTCTGAAGTTGTTTCCTAGATACTTAAATCCTTTACCAATAGATTTGATGACACCACCTACACCACCAAGAGTACCGTTGCCTTCTTTGATAGAAGGTTCAGCACCACTACCTTCACCACCTCTGATAGCGTCAATGAGTTCACGGTGTCTTGCTTCTGATGCTCTTTCGGAATCTCTTTGTTGTTCAACCATAGCAGCACCACCAGAATCACCACCACCAACTACAGCGGCACCACCATCGCCAGATGTCATTTCATCTACTTGTTCTTTTACTTCTTCTGTCTTACCAACAATCGCTTCAAACTTATCAATATTCAGACCCAGTAAATCAGAGATTTGTTTATTCTTCTCTGCAATCTTTGTCTCTTCTTCCTTCTTTTGCATCTCAAGTTTCAATCTTTCGATTGCTGCTTGTTTTTCTTCCTCACTACCAAATGTTGCACCAGACTGTTCAAGTGCCATAGTTGCTTTGCCAGTCTGTAGTTTGTCTCTAGCGGCATCTCTTCTACTCTCTAGAATTCCTTTGAGTGGAGTCCTTTGAGCGGCGAGTTTGAATAACGGCATCAAGAATGCCTTGCCAGGAATTGCATCTGCAAGAGTACCAAGTGGGCCCGCCAGAGTATCTTTGAATGTGTCTGCGAGTCCTACATTATTCTTGTCTAGCAAATCTTCTAGAAACTCAACTCTCTTTTCTGCTTTCGCTGAATTTTGCACTGCACCCTTCAAGTCAGTAACTTGCCCACGAAGGGTAATATTCGACTTGGTTAGTTTTTGGGTTTCTGCAACTGCTTCTGCTGTTGATTCTGAGAGTTGTTTGGTTACGTCTGCTAGTGACATTTACTTACACCTTATTTCTTTTTGTCTGAATAAGCATTACCAGCAAAGAAAGCGGCAACGATTGCTGCAACTGAAACAAAGTATGTTGCTGCCATATCACCCAAAATCTTTGATGCTTGATCTAATCCAATCCAATTTGCCATAACCACTGCAAATGGGTACAGTAACATACCCCAGAGGGCGAACCATGCCATCTGGCGCATTGCATCTCTACGGGCATCTGCATCTTCAAGTGCTTTTCTCTTAAATTCCAAATCCATCTCCATTTCTTCTTGGGAAATGTGTCCATCACCGTTAGTATCTTTTTTTGCAACCGCCTCATCAACGGTAACTGTTTTCTTCTCTGCCATCTCTCTACCCTTGTTTATTAAGTTTGTTATGTCTTAATCTCATATTTTCATCTTCAATATGTTGTTGTAACATATTCAAATATACTTCCCTTTCCCATGGCAACATTTCCTCTAGTTCACTTAGCGAGTAATTGTGGTGTTGCATCAAAGCAAAATTAACTCGCATATAATTCATCAAGTTATCATGTGAAAGGGCTAGACGAAAAAACTTGATAACCCCTCAATCACAATATTATTCTCTTTGCCAGTGTTCGGGTTTGTAACCTTCACCTCATGTTTCAGTCTAGGAACTGTTAGAAAGAACTGTTCAACCTTTTTGAACATACTCGCATCCAACTGTGCCAAGAAATCATCTAGTTCCTTATCATCCATATCAGCACGTTCATATACATTCTCTGTATCGTAAATCTGTCTGATACATCTCTTGATGATTGTCCATGCTGTATCTGCACCAACACCCATCAAGTCACCTGTCATATTGATACTTGGATAGTCTAGGACTATTCCAATGTCATCTGTCAATCTGACGTTATTATCATGCCCCTCTGGAAAATGCACCTTTACATCTTCAAGGTTGACCTTTGTCTCAACATATGTCTCATTATCATCAGGACACAAAAGTTTTACATCCACTTCTGAACCTGCTGATTTCATACGAATGTTAAGAAAGACATATTCGATGTCGAACATCGGCATCTTTTTGATGTCTACCTTATCAAACGTACATTGTCTCACAGTCTGCATGACTGCTTCACTTATCTCTTGATCCTTGCCTGTTTCCAGAGCAAGTAGAAGAGACTTTTCTTCCCCTACTAGGAAAGGACGGTATTCTAATTTTTCGCCTGTCGATGGTATCGTCAATTCATGTTTCGGCGTTTTTAGCAATGGTAATGCCATTATATACTCCTCATAATGTGTTAATATTTATTAGTCTTATCCACCACCTATAGTATCTACATCTGCATTTTGTAATGTTGATCTATACTCAGCAGTAGTTCCAGCACGTGCTGGATCGTGACCAGTATCGGACTCTGCTAGGGTGAAGGGTTTGTGTATAGTCTGTACTGTTTCTGCAACTGCTGGCGGTTTTGGTTTTTTCGGATTACCCAAATCATCCAATTCTTCCCACTCTTTGAATGCAAATGACACGGTTAAATCAAGAACACCACTAGCACTTTCGTTACTATATTCAAGAGGGTTGATCGTCTTTGGGAATACCTCTTTTAGAGACACCCCATATTTTCTATCTAAATCATCTCCAAGTTGATAGATATTCATTGTTCCTACATATCTCTCATAGAAGTTTAGTTCATAGGTTCTAGGACTGTATATGTATTCTTGCCACGCATCAAATCTTTTTTTCTCATCCAAATTCTCTGCGAGATAAAATGTCACATCAATCGAATCAGCATAAGACAGTCCACCAGCAAGTTCATGGGTGGGCCCGTAGATTGTATCGTTTGTTGTGGTTGTTATGTTTCTGCCGGGCAAGGTTAGTGTCTTTACTTTCAGTGATACTATTCTACTAGATATGTTTGCCCCCGGCACGTTTGCTGGAAACAAAATCTCTGCTTCAAATTTATTCGCTTTTGCATATCCACCAGATGATATATTTGCAACAAGATTATTGAAATTGTAAAATGCCATTATGGTCTCCTAGGCATATTTGCCATACGCCGTGAATCTGCATAGACTTTCTGTTCCACACCAGATGGAACAAATCTCTGCACTGGTAATAGTACCGCTGCCATCATTTCTTCTGCTGTGATAACCCTAAATCTGGATTGCACATGACTGGCGAGATACCGCTTAATTGTTGGTTTGACTAGTGGATTTCTTTTGATACGATTCCATGTCAGTCTAATCCTTGTATCCTCATTCATCTCTGAGTTGGTTGCATATTCTGCTACCACGTTGAGTAGTTTCAGTCGCATGGGTATAGACAAATAATGAAAGTTCAGTCCAATAAATCCTTCACGTTGTGGAGCAACTCCAACTGGTAGAACCAGAGGGAATCTGTCATAGTAAGGCAATTCGTTTTTGCCTTTGGCATCATAATAGAAAAAGTTCATCTGCCCGTAGGAAGGACGTTGAGAAATCAACCCCTCTGCAACGAGTTGACGAGTCGGTGGTTCACCTAGTTCTTTGATTTTATCTCTAAACCAACGAACAGAGCGTTCCTTACCACCTGTCTTTTCTAGTAAGTCATCGAAGTAAGTCATACATCTATTTATACGTTATCCCAGATGGTCTTCAGTGAGAATCTTAAATTCCATCTTTCTATCTGCACACCATTCTATCGCTGCTTCCCATTTTGCTTTGTTCACGCCCCATGTACGAACTTCCGTAATGAATCGTTTGGTTTTGCGTTGAGGAATGGCAGGAGGCCCACACTGTGATTTTGGTTTGACCTCAATAATCATTTTTTTGATAGAACCGTCAGACTGTTTGACTTTGACGTAAAAATCGGGGAAGTACCTGTGGATTTTGCCGTCCAAGGGTGAACGATAGGGTATGATAATCTCTTCACTGCCCCATTCTAGAATCTTGTCATTTCTGTCACAGTATACCATAAACCTACGCTCCCAACTACTGCGATAAATAATATTATCGGAGTCTCCCTTGTATTTTTGGGGTTTTGAAGGTTTATATCTGCCTTTGTAAGGTTTGTATGCCATAATATCGTTATAAATACTTTCACAGGTTATAGGACTATTTAGATGGGTAACGCATTCAACAAAATCAACGAACAGAATTACCGAAGAGAAAGCACTGGCGATCTTCACTATCCAATAGACGTAGGTAACATGGAGCGTGCTGGACATTACGTTCAGTTCTTTATCAACGTGCAAGAACAATCTAAAATAAAGTTCCCAAGAGGTAGTTTTGACACACAGACAGAGGGCGGTTCAACTGCATCAAGAGAATCATCCACACTATCAATTCAAAGAGCGCCCACAAAAAGACTTGTTTCATCTATCCAACTGTATATGCCAAATCAGGTATCTGTAGGACACAAGGCAAACTATTCGGACGAAGAAATCGGAAAGTTGATTACTGAGACTGGCGGAGCAATAGACAAAGTGCTGGGTGGCAACTTTAGTGATGTTGTTAATATTGATAGAATAAAAGAGGGTGCTGGAAATGCGATGGCATCCGCCGGTGAGAAGGTTGGTGTCACAGGTGCAGTGGCAGCAAGAGCAATCGCAGAAGGTAGAGTAACAAACAATAGACAAGAACTTATGTTCAACGGTATCGAAAAGAGATCATTTAGTTTTGATTTCAAGATGGTGCCAAAGAGTGAGAAGGAATCAGTGAATATTAGAAACATTGTAGACCTGTTTAGATTTCACGCAATGCCTGAATTTTTCGCAGGCAGCGAAAGAACAATGATTGCACCATCCACATTCGATATCAAGTATATGCACAAGAACGGTGAACATGAATTTTTGAACAAGATTTCTACTTGTATATTGGAATCTGTAGACGTTAAATATGGT